AGTATACAGTGTGTTGTTGACAAGTCTAAACTAAATACTTGATTTTACACAACTTTTACGATAAGATTATCTTATGAAGCAATATCGCTTTCAATGTTATGTAGCTGGACTGTATTTTACTAGTGTCGTAAACGCTGCTAATGATGAGGCTGCGGTAAAAGGTTTCATACAGAATCTTACTGACAAGAAGTTTTCTGTTAAACCGGATGGTTTCGGTCGTGGAATGCGTCGATTCCATTTAACTTATGAGGAGCTAGATAATGGCACTACAGAAGTTGATAGCCGAGAAACTAGCGCTGGAGTCCAAATGGGCCAACCAAGCGTTGTCACAGGGTAGAGTTACTCCTGACATGAAGTGGATCGATATCGAAATTAAAGATCTTAAAGTTAAGATCAATGATCAAAGCGTAAAAGACGCTGAGATGCTTTTTAAAAAAACTGGTTAATTACTAGTTTTTATATTAGTTTTCAGAAATCATTAATTTGGTAAGGGGTCTTATGCCCGCTTTTTTAAGGGCACACTCTGCACAAAAATATTCTTTTTTTTCTATGACTACTGCTTTACATTTACAGATCTTACATTCTCTGTAAATAGATGAGGCACTTTCTCTGTATATTTTTTCATTTTTCCTTGCCATAATTTATCCATGAGTTGTGTCATATCAGGGTGGAGCTCCCAGCACAGAACATTTAATCTCGAAAAAAAATTTACCTCTTGGTCTGATTTAGCAACATAAAAAAAACTAGCGTCACCAAATTTTTTTATAGCTTTAAGACGATGATTACCGTTTCTTAATTGCATTTTGTCATCAATTACTAATGGGCAAAGTAAACCATTTTTTTCAATGTCAGATCTTACAGTTGCTTTAAAGTCTGCGTGTGTATTGTGAATTACTTTTATATCTTTAAACCTCTTAATCTGAAGTCTTTCTTTAAAAACCATATACAATGGCCATATTACTTCACCTTGACCTGCAATTATATTTTTATGAAGCTTGTCCAAAATCTTCTCCTAATGCAACATCAACTTTACTTGGTACTTTAAAGTCCATACATTTTTCCATTGTTTCTTTTACTATTTTTACATCATCTTCTGTCTCTATGTCAAAGCATAGTTCATCATGAATTTGTATTTTTGGTAAGTAACCTGCCTCATAACAGCTTAAAATGGCTTGTTTTGTCTGGTCTGCAGCAGATCCCTGTATTAATCTGTTTAATGCCTTGTAAGTAAATGCTCTTTTGATGTTGTTTTTACCATATTTTGCTACAGCATTTTCAAATGTTTCTGGTGTATGAATACCAAAATCTTTTGGTTCCCACATTTCAAACCTACATTTTCTACCTTTTTTAGTTCTTATTACACCCTCGTCGTTTGCTTTTTTCATACATCTATCAGATAATAGTTTTACAAATGGAACCTTTCTATTATATTTTGCTATTAGCGCTGATGCTTCTTCTGTTGATAGTCCTAGAGAATTGGCCAACTTATTCTTTCCCATTCCATACATTAATCCTAGTCCTATTGTCTTTGCTTGTTTCCTTTCAATGCCTGCTAAATCAGCTACGGTTTGATGAAAGTCTGTTTCAGAATTAGAATATGCCTCTACAAGTTCGTTAGAACCTTCGTATCCGTCGCCTATAGAGGCTGCGTAATGAACTACCATTCGTGGTTCTTGCTGACTGTAGTCAAAACTACCCCATCTACATCCTGCTTCCGGTAAGAAGAGACCTCGAATTTTTGGTCCAAAATCTTTGTTACGTGCTGGTAGCTGTTGAAGATTAGGATTAGCCATAGACAAACGGCCGCTAACAGTCCCACCACTGTCAGACCTAAGCTGATTGATCTCGCCATGTATTCTCCCATTGTGTTCGTATCTTAAAATTGAATCTAGGAATGTACCATGAAACTTGTTGATCTCTCTAGCCTGTGCTATAAATTTACTGATTTCGTGTTTCGAATTAGCTAACCAATTGGATGTAAAAGATGGCTCATGAGTTTTGTCAGTACGTGGATAATCTATGCCTAGTTTATCGTAGGCTTCTGCTATTTGTCGTGCTGCCCATATGTCTATGTCTTTTCCTACTAGCTGTTTTATTTTTTGTAAAAATTGTTTTTCCTGAGCCTGGAAATCTTTTTTTAGTTGATGTGCTTTATCAACATCAACTCGAACACCTTTCTCCCTCATTTCTATTAATACAGGAAGTAGTTTAGTTTCTAAATTCCATACAGTTTCAAGGTTTTGATTATATAATTCTGGTTTAAATCTTTGCCATAATAGGTACGTGAGCCGTGCATCTTGTTCCGCATAGAATCCAACATGTTCTGCAGGTAACTTCCACATCTCAGCTTTGGGATCAATACCATGATCCTTTGCAGCTTCTTTTAAATCGTTTTCGGACTTTAGCTCACCAAGATAATCTTTAGCTAATGCATTTAAACTATAAGACCATCTGTTCTCATCAATCACAGCAGCAGTAATCATTGTATCTACTATCTCACCTTCAATTTTGATACCCATGTGTCTTAACCATCCGACATCATACTGTGCATTATGAAATATTTTTCTTGCAGGTAACTTACATACATCTTTCATGTACTGAATAACTTGTGGCTCAATCATATTACCACCACCAAAATGTTTAAAAGGAAAATAACCTTGCCAACCTTCTACAGCTACAGCAAAACCAATTACATAACCATTACCAGTTGCCCAACCTGCACCTAACTTATTGTTAATACCATCATCTCTTGTCTCTAAATCAATTGCGATCTCATCATAACCTGATAGATCTTTATACTCTGACGGGCAAGACCAAATATGTTTTTTAAAATTAAATGTAAATTGTAAACCTGTCATTTTTTCCTTGGTTCGTATATGTGTTTATCTTTTATAATTGTGTTTAGTTTTTCTTTGTGCTCTAGCGCATACAAGCAACCATCATAATCGTGCGCAAATATTTCCCAATCAACTAACATAGGGTAAACCTCTAATGTGAAGTTATGCTTTGCTACTTTTATTTCTTTTCTTATTATATTTGCCATCCATGTCTTTCATTTTCTTTTTCTCTAATTCACAGTAATGAATAATTTTATCTAGATCTTCGATACCATTTTTATTAAGGTACCTACAAACATACTTAATAACGTTACCCTGGAAGAACGATAAGTTATTCTTACTTATAAACTCATAAGGTTGTATGTGAAATTCTTTATAATGATTCCCGCCTATCTGCTTATCTTGTGGAAAAACTTTATCGAACATATCTTTATCTGACATCTAAACTCCACATAGGCCCTCGCACTCTTGATTAAAGAGATCTGGCCCTTCATCGTTTTTAAATTTTACTTCATCTAAAGGTACACATTGTCTATGTACAAAGTTTTTTACTTTAGGGTTATGCATACGCATCTTTTTATCAAATTCTACAGCAGATGCAAATTCTTTTGGTCTGTTATTTCTCATATCTATCCAGAAGTTGTCATCATGAAAAGGACATCCAATGCAAGCGCTCTTGACTGGTATTTTAAATCCTTTGCCTTCGTACCATTTAAGACAATCCTCTCTAGACATTTTTTTATCTATAAGTGGCCATACATTTTTCTGCCACCAAAATCTTGATGGTTTCATACGCATGACTTCATCAGTTGATATACCAACCCATACTTCTATATGTTCAGTTTTTGGAAATCTCTGTCTTGGTTTAAGTCCACATAGTTCTCTAATCTTTTTTGCAATTGGAGTTATCTTATATTCTCTCGTGCACTGTCTACGACCCATACCTTTCTTGCCTTTATCATTTAAAGTATAAAAGGGTGCAGAAGCAAATTGGTTACCGCCTGGTGCGAGAGCCGTGAGGATGTCATCTTGAATATTACCTTTCTTAACAATGTGTACAGGGTAACTTAGAACGCTTCTAAGGTATTCAAGATGTTTTATTACTGGTTCAGGTTCCCAACCCGTATCAGCAAATACTGCTGCATCTGGTTTTACACCAAACTCTCCAGCATCAGCCATCAAGGCCATTGTAGAGCTCTGTACGCCTGCTCCAAGGCTAAGTATTCTTAGTTTTGGTTCTTTGTTATTTTCCATATTGACCTTCCTATTTCTTCCGCGATTTTGGGGATGATAGCATTGCCCAATCCCCTAAGTCTGTGTGCCCTGCCGGGTACCCCATTAGCCACTCTACCCACATCGGGTTCAAACTCCCACGATCTCCACGATGTGCTACTTGATCGTTGATGCTGATCGGTAATTTCTTTTCTATTTTCATCTTCATTCTTTTCTCTGACGCTGGACCTCTCATGCAATTCGCGTCTGGAGTTCTCCAAAGCAACATCGTCTCTGGATCTACTTGTTCTCTCAGGTTCGAGGGTCGTGTTCTCCCCTTCCTCTGTCCTGTCATTAATTTTATTGTTCCCTCTTTTGATCTTGGAGGTAAGTGATCCATTGTGTTTGGAGTAGCCCACAATGTAGACTCTCTCCCTTTTGTGTGGAGCGCCGACGCCTGCAGCTGGAATAATAAACGTTTGGATTTCGAAGCCTTCACTTTCCAAGTCAAAGCACACTGTTTCGAAGACCATGCCGTCTTGGATGTTAATAAGTCCTCGCACATTTTCTGCAATAATGAAGGTGGGTTTGACTTCTTTAATGACTCTAAACATTTCTGGCCAGAGATATCGGTCGTCATTAGTTCCTTTTTGTTTTCCTGCAACACTGTACGGCTGGCAGGGGAAACCACCTGTGAGGATGTCGATGGGTTCTTTGATGTCTTTCCCTTCCAATTTTTTAATATCATTATATATCTTAACTCCTTTCCAATGTTTTTGCAGCAACATTCTGCAATATTCTTCTCTTTCACAAAAGGCTATTGTTTTAAAACCTACCTTTTCTAAACCTAAACTAAAACCACCAATACCACTAAATAAATCTAAATGATTCATTTGTTCCCCTGTACGTATACTAAATAATCTTCACCAATTGGATAATGGTATTTATAATCTGTGCTTAATAAATGTAAACTATCTCTTGCTCTTGTTACTCCTGTATACCAAACTTTCTTTTCATTTGATTTTTCATCTTTATCTTTATGTCTGTAGCTAGATGGCCAATTAGCTTTTGAATATAATAATACATGGTTAGCTTCATCTCCTTTCACCGAATGTATAGTATCTATAATTACATTTGGTGGCTCATCTAACTTAGATTGTTTATATCTTTTCAATAATCTTAAAAAATAAATTACCTGTCTTGGTTTAAAGTTACGTCTTAGGATCCACCACCAAGCTTTCTTTTGTGCTTCGTCAGGGAGATCTAACCCACACCATTCTTTAAGTGTAGTAAAATCATAACGCTTATAATCTGGTTCCCTAGACCAAAACTTAGAAGTTCTATAATCTGAATCAGTTACCTCTCTTATGTATTTAAACATGGCCTCAGCTTCTTTTTTCATTATCTCTTTACCGTTTGATATAGTTGTCCAGGCTTTGATAGCTTGCCATTGATTCATATCAAAAGACTTTTGGCCTTTGTTATCTGCAAAATATATGCCTGCATCTTTAGCTAATGCTTTTAATTCATTAACTGTTGTATGTATCCGTCCAAGTAAAAACCATTTACCTTTATCTTTCTCGAATGGTATCTCCTTAAAACTTAAATATCTTTTTACTAAACCTTCTTTGACTAATGGTTCAAATGTTTTATCAACACTATCTAATATTCCTTTTCGAACTATCTGTGAGAACTGATGAATTGCTTGGCCAAATCTTCTAGTCTTTCTTAATACTACCTTTCGCCCTGGAAAGAATTTGGTAAAGTATTTTGTGTCTGCACCATTCCATTGATAGATCGCCTGGTCATCATCTCCAGCTAGGTAAATTCTTTTTACATTGTCAGACATCTTATAAATTAATGACCACTGCAATGGAGTAAAATCTTGAGCTTCATCTAAGATTAAAACATCGAGCTGCGGAAACTCTACCTC